AATATTTAATGAAGTATTTTGAAAATTCTTTATTGAGTATCAACGAGTTATGAGGGGTTGATTATCAACGAGTTATGCATATAACTTAACTATTATGTATAACTCACACTATTTACCGAAGTGAAAAACGAAGGTTTTCGTAGATAAAAGTAAGGATATAAAAATACCCCTAAAAATAGGGGTAAATTTGGGTTATTCTCCGATTTGGTATATAGATACCATTTTGTTATTTGAGTGTCTTAAATTAGGTTATAACCTATTTTGTGTGGATTTTAACGACCTTGTCCAACATTCTTTTTTGTTGGTTTATCTTTTGGCCCTTTACCCTTTTTAGCTTTACCTTTCTTTTTACTTTTTACTGCTTTAACAGGTGACATTCCTTTTGCCATTATAAATTAGTTTTTTTACTTTGTGTTTGTAAGAATGCAATTTCAGTTTGTAGTTTTGCTACCTCTGTTGATAAGTGTAATACCAATGCTCTTAACTCATCTTTCTCTTTAGAGTTTAATTCTAATAGATGTTCTAATTTACTAATTCTACTTTGACAATCATTTCTGATATATCTTTCATCGTCCTCTTTATGAGATGCTCTCCTCTCAAAGTATCTCCATGCATTCACTCCACCTAATGTAGTGATTGCAGTTATAATTACTGTGTATATATTTTCCATTATTTATTTTCTTTTATTGGAATGCAGTTAGGGACTTGTCTACCATCCATATCTTTCATCCCGTATTGTTCATATCCTTCAGTGCAGGGGTCATTTGCATCTTTTAAGTTTATACCTCTATACTTTGTATCGTATGCCACTCTCGACATTACCTTACTCATAGTATCGGTTATCTTTGACATCTTATCTTTATCGTAAGTACTTTTACATACTGCATAAGCTTGACCTTCTACATCGTATTCACTTGCAATATCTGAAATACATCTACTAATGTATTTATCTTCGGTTTCTCTACCTTCTGGTTTTGGAATTGGCATAGTTTAATTTATTGTATAAGTTTTTCCTTCAAACTTAAATGATGAAATATTTTCGTATGTTAATGTTCTCCATCCTTCTACTGTAGTAGGAGCAACTAAATTCACCATACCTTCTTCTTCTTTTGTTACACTTTGGTCAGAATTACTAAAAAATCTACCCCAATACATTTCATAAGATGCTCTATGTGTTGGTGATATTGTAGTTCTCCATTTTACAAACATAGGATTACCTGCGGTACTTTGTTTAAGCATATTTCTAAACTTAGTCATTGATACCGATGGTAAAGCAAATCTTTCAATATTCTTTATGTAAGTATTTTGGTTCATAGTTAGTTTAATAATGCAGGTGCAATACTGCCACTAGCTTTTTGTCCTGGATAAGATGATGTAATAGATGGTTCAGCTAATTCCTCTTTATGATAAAGTAATTCACTATCTTCGGTATGTGTAATACCTGTCATCAATCTATCTCCTACTTTATGTGTCGGCCCTTCGTATAATTTACCATCCTTTGTATAGTGTGGTACTCCTGCTTTAGTTTCAGTTAATAAACCTAAAGTTCTTAATTTGTTTCTACTCCAACCCAATGCTGATTTACCACCCCATGCCATATACATAAGATACCCACATCCATCGGTAAATGATTTTGATGTTTCTAAATCACCTTCGTGTCTACTTAAAAATGAATACATTCTTTTTATAGTATCTACTGAGATAGGTTCACCTTTTGCTAATTGGTTAGCTCGTTGCTTCCCAACCGGAGTTCCACAACTACCCCAACCATTATCATTAGCATATTTCAATGCTGCTTTAGCATTTGATTTAACACCATCTGGATAGTCGGAATAACTTTCCATTTCTATTCTTTGACCTTTACCATATCTTTTATCTTTCCTTATGATTGCTTTCAATGTAGATAAAAATACTTCTGCTTCTTGTTCAGTCATATCTTCAATATCCTTTAATAGAATATCTTCTTTAGATGCATGAATTAAGTTATGTGTAAATAATCCTTCTATACTAAATCCTTTTACCTTTCCTGTTTTTACATAGTCTTTCCAAATCTTTGGGTCAGTTATTTTAAACATTCCCATCCATGCACCATCAGGTATTCCTGATAAACCATAGTTATTTGATTTGTCCAATTTACCTTCTTTAATCCAAGACTCAACGAGATGGACACCTTTAATACTCATGTCATGTTCTAGTGTTGCTTTATCAGTATACTTTTTCATTAAGTAATTCTGTGCAATCTTCTTAACCGTCTCTTTGGTAAAATACACATGGTATGGTTGTCCCTCTCCGTCTACTCTTAATATTTTCTTTTCAGGTAATAATATTGGCCCTATTAACATTTGTTGCTCGTTATCCGTTGCAGCAAACATTACTTCTTCTTTATCAAAGAAAATAAAATCAGACTCGATTGCAGGACTCTCTACTAAAGAGATTGCAAATACTTCATCCTCATTATCTTCAATTTTTAATTCGTATAGCTTCATAGTATAATAACAATAAATTTATTAAAAATGGTTATCCTGCACTAAATGTTGCAGCTCTCGATGTTCTTCTATCTAATGCCTGAGCAGATGATATATCACCAGAAATTACATATGCACGAATAGGTTTTTGTGATGCAGATATAGTTTCTCCTATTTGTTGTGTTGGGTTCATACCACCAGTAGTTTGTATTTGTGGTGCAGAAGCTGCTCCTATTGTTGGTAGTGCTGGTGGTGGTGTCAATGAACCTTCTGCACTTCCACCCGTTGAACCACCTCCTGATTTAGTACCTTTACCTGCTGAAAGTATTGCTGCGATTTGTGCTGCAGATGTTACACCTACAGTTGCAATTTGTGCAATACTATTTATTTTTGATGATGCTTTACCTGCAACTGCTGCACCTACTGCAGCTTTACCTGATGCTAATTGAGCAACTGCAATACCTTGCATACCTGGTATGAATGCATTTGCAATACCCATTGCAATTGTAGAATTACCGGCTGCAATTGCTTTATTATATTCTGCCTGTGCTTGTTTGTTATTCAGTATTATACTTCCGATTGCTGCAGCTGCATTGATTGCAACTTGTGCAACACCAAATGCTTTTGCTGCATCTGAACCTTGACCAAATACACTTATCAAAGAACCAAATACATTTGAAATATTATTACCTAAGTCTACCCAAGATTGTGCAATTGCTTGATTTGCTTTGAATGTAAAATCTTGTCTATCTTCATCTAATTTTTTAATCTGTTCGTATTGGTCTAATTGATATTTAGCAATATCATCGGCTTTCTTCTTTGCCTCCTCTGCTTCTTTATCTGCTTTTTCTTTTTCTTTATCTTTATACTTTGTATCAATTTCATCCAATGCAGTTTGTTGTGCAAGTTTTAATTGAGTTGTATCTTCACCATATTTAGTTGCAAGGAATAATAGATTTGAATAATGTTCTCTTACTTTATATTCTTCAGCTTCTCTTTCAGTAAGCAATTCTAACATTGCTTCTTTCTGACCATCTGATAATTCTTTTAATTCAGCCTCTCTTTGTTCTTTTGCTTTTTGAGCTGCTGCATCTCTATCTTTTTGTTGTTTATCTAAATTCTCTTTTTGAGTTTTAGTCATTACTTTCTGACCTTTCTCAAATCTTACTACCGCTTCATCGTAGTTATCACTAAAACTGGTTACTGATGATTTAGCATCTTCCCATGCACCTTTGAAATCTCCTTTAAATAATTTTACAACTGCTGAACCTAATTTACCTAATGATTGGAATACTGCAGTTACTGCTGAATAAACTACCTTAAATGCTTTTGTTACATAAGGCATTACATTTATTGCTAACTCTATAAACCCATCTATAAGTGGTTGTAATGCACCTAATATACCATTCAAAGCCTGTTCAAACATAATAAGAATAGGCTCAAACTTTTTCATTGTGCTATCCGACTTTGATAAAGCTGCTACAAATCCTCCTAATAGAGAAACGATTAAACCAATACCTGTTGCTTTTAATGCAGCACCGAATGATTGTG